CTGCGTTTAACGTAGAGGACTTCATTGCTCGTCAGGGTGGTGCGGCTCTTGGTCGTGGCGTAGATGCTCACCTTGTTACGGGTTCTGGCTCAAGCCAGCCTTCAGGTGTGGATCTTGCTACTGTTGGTATTACTGCTGCTGCTACTGGTGCTGTTACGTTTGATGAGCTTATCGACCTTCAGCACTCAATCATTGCTCCGTATCAAGGCAACGCTGCCTTTTTGATGAGTGATGCTACTTTGGCTGCTGTTCGTAAGCTGAAAGATAGTAACGGCTTGTACCTCTGGCAACCGGCTACCACTGTTGGCGCTCCTAGCACTTTGCTGGGTAAAGCTGTTCACACTGACGGTAACGTAGCTGATATGGCTGCTAACGGTCTGAGTGTTGTATACGGTGACTTCAGTACTTACTACGCTCGCCTTGCGGGTGCTGTTCGTATTGAGCGTTCCGATGATCATGGCTTTGCTAATGATCTCGTTTCGTGGCGTTTCCTTATGCGTGCAGATGGTGACATCGTAGACACTAATGGTCTACGTGTTCTCAAGATGGCGGCATCGTAATAAGTAATTATCAGGTAGTTTCTACCTGACAAGGGTGGGATGAGGAGGGGGTATTTAGCTGTGGCTTGTGGGCTACGCTTCCCCTCCTCTCCTCTCCTTCTGTTCTTTGTTTCTCGTAATGCTTCTAGGAGGCTTACAGTATGGCTTATACTACTTTGGCTGATGTGCGCTCACTTTCTAAACTATCTGAGACTTCAGTATATACTGATGCTATGGTTAACGAGGGTATTGAGTGGGCTGCTGCTATTATTGACGATTATTGTGGTACGTCTTTTGAGTCTAAGGCTCACACTGTTACTGTGGATGGTACTGGTTCTGATCGTGTGTTTATTAACGTGGCTAATCTGCTTACGGTGACTTCTGCTACGGTGGATGGTGTTGCTGTGTCTGATGTGTCTGGATGGGTGGTCCGTCCTGGTGGTGTGGTGGTGCGTGATACCGGCTCGTTTACCTCGTCTGTTGCTGGGCAGAATGTTACTATTGTTGTGACTGCTGGCGCTTTTGTTGCTGTGCCTGCTGATATTGAGATGGCTGCTCGTAGTATGGCTCGATGGTATGTGCTGAAGCTGGCTGCTGAGGCTCCTGATAATGCTATTTCTATGACTACGGCTGCTGGCGATTTTAGGCTTAATGCTCAGCCTGGTGGTAAGCATGGGCCTACTGCTCTGCCTGAGGTTAATGCTGTGTTGACTCGTAGGCGTGCTCGTCCTCCGTCGGTGGCTTGATATGGCTACTCATACTACTGTTGCTGCTTTCAGAGCGGCTCTGTTCGCTGCTCTAGTGGCTGATGCGTCTTTGGGTGGTGCTGGTGTGCAGGTTGAGTACGGTGAGCCTGCTGCTGATCGTAGAGATGAGCTGGTGTGGCTGGGTAACTCTGTAACTAGCGGCATTAACGAACCTAACGCTATGGTGAGTGGTAGGCGTAAGCGTGATGAGGATTACTTTGTGGAGCTGGTGGTGCAGTGTGCTTCTAGGAGTACTTGTTCTGCTAACGAGATCCGAGGCGCTGCTATGGTGGGCGCTGTAGAAGATATATTAGCTCTGGATACTACTCTTTCTGTAGATGGCATTATATGGGCATCTATTGAAACTTTTGAGTGGGAAACTGATCTCTCTGGTGATGCTGGTACACCTCGTACCACTGTAACAATCTCTATTCAAGTTAGAGGAAGGCTGGCGTGATGGCTAAGCAGAAATACATTTATCAAGGTTCTGTAGCTGCTGATGTTGTGTTAGCTCCTACTGGACGTTCGCTGCTAGTCTCTCCTGGGGACTCAGTAACACTTTTAGCTAATGAGGCTAAGAGTATCTTAGGTAGTGGGGACTGGATTCCTGCTCCTACTACTACTACGAAACCTACAGATAGGAAGCTAGAATCATGAGTATTAACGGTGCTATACATATTGGTAAAGAAAGTACGTACGGTACTCCTGTTACCCCTACGAGATCGTTTGAGGGTAAGGCTGATTCGTTTAAGCGTGAGCAGGAGCGGCTTGAGTCGTCTGGTCTACGTTCTGACTATCAAGGGTTACGCTCTGATCGTGTAGTGCAGGTCAACATGGGCGGTAATGGTTCGCTTGAGTTTGATATGCTTAATAAGGGTATGGGTATGATCTTTGAGGGCCTTCTTGGCTCTGTTGCTGGGCCTACTCAGGTTGCGGCTACGTCTGCGTATACTCAGGCTCATACTACTGATCAGGCTGGTCCTACTGACTCGTATACGATTCAGGTTGTGCGTCCTGTGGTTGATGGTACTGTTCAGCAGTTTACTCATCATGGGTGTCGTGCTACTGGCTGGGGTATTACTCAGGATGTTGGTGGGCTTCTTGTCGCTAATGTCGATTACGATTTCGAGGATGTGGATACGTCTACTGCTCAGGCTTCTGGGGTTTACCCTGCTGCATCTTCTCCTTTTGCGTGGACTAATGCGGTTATTGAGATTGACTCTGTGGCTTATGGTTACTCTGATGCTTTCTCTTTGACTGCTGATCTGGGTATGAAAACTGACCGGCGCTATATGGCTGCTTCTACGCTTAAGAGCGCTCCTGTTCGTTCTGGGGTGCCTTCTTACACTGGTTCACTGTCTGCAGACTTTGAGGGTACTACTCGTTATGATGAGTGGGTAGCTGGTACTGTTGTGGGCATTAACATTAAGTGGAGCATGGCTGCTAGCCTTATTGAGTCTGGGCATACCTATGAGTTTGAGCTGGATATGCCTGCTTGTCAGTGGACTGGCGATAGTCCTACTGCTTCTATGGATGAGGTTTCTACTCAGGAGCTTCCTTTTGTTGTGATGCATGACGGCTCTAATCCTATGATCACTGCTACTATCAAGAGTACTGATACGGCTCTGTAGTCATCGTTTATTGTTCGGGGAGGGGGGTGACACGGCACCTCTCTCTCCGTTCTTTCCGTGTTCCGTGGTTTATGAAAGGTTCTAATTATGGCTTATTTTTCTCGTTCTCAGTGGGGTGCTGCTCCTCGTAAGCGTAACGCTGTTCGTATGGATGATGCAGGCGTTACGTCTATCTTTATTCATTACAATGGTACTCCGATTAACTTGACTGGTTTTAAGTTACCTCAGGCTATTCAACGATATCATCTGACTACTCGTACTTCTAATTATCGTGATGTTGCGTACTCGTTCCTTGTGGACAATAAGGGTAATCGTTTTGAGGGTCGTGGGTTTAATGATAAGGATGGTGCTACGTCTCCTGCTGAAGCTGGGCGTAGTTATAGTATCTTTGTGGGTGTTGGTCAGGGGCAGAAGGTTAGTATCGCTGCTCTGGCTGCTATCAAGGTGCAGATTAACTTGATTAACGCTCATGTGGGTCGGGGGCTTAATGTTAAGGCTCATCGTGATGCGTGGGCTACTGCTTGTCCTGGTGAGGCTTTGACTGAGTGGATTCGTAGGGGTCTGCCTGTGGCTAATGATGTGCCTAATGTGGTGCGTCCTGTTGTGGTGCTTCCTGTGGTGCAGGCTCGCTCTTTGCCTTCTTTGGGTAGCGCTCTGCTGTCTGAGGGTGATTGGCGTAATCGGTTGCCGTGGAGGCGTGCTCGTGTGTACGCTATGCAGGACGCTCTTGGGTCTTTGGGTTATGGTCTTGTGGGGCATGGCGTGTGGGGTTCTGCTACTCGTAGGGCTGTGCTGAGCTTTGGTAAGGATCATAGTCTTATTAGTTCTGGGTATCATGGTAAGATTGTGGTAGGGCCTAGGTTCTGGGGTGCTCTTGAGGCGGCTCTAGCTAAGGCGTAACTAGGAGGGCTTATGGCTGCTAGGCGTGGTAAGGGTATGGTGGAGGTTGAGGGCTTACGTGAGATACAGCGTACTATGAGTCGTGTATCTCGTAAGGATATTGTGAAAGAGGTACGCTCTGCTAATAAGAAGGCTGCTGATGTTGTGGCTCAGGAGGCTAAGGTGCTGGTGCCTGTGCAGACTGGTAGGCTTAGAAAGTCTATTGGTGCTCAGGCTCAGCGTGAGGCTGGGTATGTTAAGGCGGGTACTCCTCAGGGTGTGAAGTACGCTGGACCTATTCACTTTGGTTGGCCTGCTAAGGGTATAACTCCTCAGCCTTTCATTTATGAGGCTTTGGATAAGCGTATAGATGAAGTTAGAGCAACGTATGAGCGTCTCCTTAGAGAAGCTATGAAACCGATAAGCAGCAGATAGCTGTTATCTACCGTGGAGGATATTACTATGGATGTTGTAGATATTGACCAGTTTAACTTTGAGACTCTCACTTTGGGTGAGGCTGAGGAGTTGGAGACTATTCTGGGTGTGGGCTTGGATAAGATGGAGGACGCGTCTCAGGTTAAGCTGATGCGTGCTGTTGTCTTTATTATGGGTAGGCGTAAAGATCCTGAGTTTGCTTATGAGGATACTGCTGAGATGCAGCTATCTGAGGTTTCTGAGCTTATGGGTGGTGCTGACCCTTCTTAAGTTCGGGCCTGGTGAGTGATAGGCAGAAGGCTTCCTTTAGCACTAAAATTAGTGTGGTGGAGACTTTCGGCCTGTCGCTGGCTGAGGTTCGTGACCTTGAGTTATGGCAGTACGCTATGTTATGTGAAGAAGTGGATAGGCGCGTGGGCGCTAGTAATCCTCCTGGTGGTAATGCTAGGGGTACTCCTGTGATGAGATGAGGCTTGTGCTATGGCTAGACCTATCAAGATTAAGATTAACGGTGATGCGTCTAATCTAAAGAAAGAGGTAGGTAAGGCTAAGGGTATGCTGGGTGGGCTGGGTGGCTCTGCTGGTAAACTGGCTGGGGTTATGGCTACGGCGTTTGCTGCTCGTGAGATTGGGCAGTTTGTTGGTAGCTTGTATACGTCTGGGCAGGAGTTGGAGCAGTGGCGCGTTAAGGCTGAAACGGTCTTTGAGGATCATCTGGGTGTTGTCTCTGAGTGGGCTGATGCTAATAATGAGGCTTTTGGTATGACTGATGAGGCGCTGCTTAATGTGGCTGCTTCTACTGCTGATCTTCTTAAGCCTATGGGGTTTACCGCTGAGGCTGCTGTGGGTATGGCTCAGGAGGTTGTAGGTCTGTCTGGTGCTCTGTCTAACTGGACTGGTGGTACTAAGAGCGCTGCTGATGTGGCTGATATTCTTAATAAGGCTGTGCTAGGTGAGCGTGAAGGGCTTAAGACGCTGGGTATCTCTATCCTTCAAGCTGAGGTTGACACTCGTGCTTTGACGTTAGCTAAGGCTGATGGTCGTGATGAGATTACTCAGATGGACAAGGCTCTGGCTACTCAGGCTCTCATTATGGAGAAGTCTACTGATGCCCAGGCTGCTTGGGCTGATGGTGGTGAGGATGCTGCTTTACGTCAGAATAGCTTGAAGGTTACGATGATGGAGCTGAAGGAGACTATAGCTAGTAACCTTCTGCCTGTGTTTAATCGTCTTACGGTGTTTGCTAATGAGAAGCTGATTCCTGCTTTAGGGCTTATGGCTGAGAAGGCTAAGTCTTTGTGGGCTGATACGTTGCGTCCTTTGGCGTCTAAGATTAAGACTAAGCTGGTGGCTGCTTTTGAGAGTTTGCGGGATACGTTCGTGAAGCAGATTTTGCCTGCTTTGTTGGATGTTAAGGATTCTGCTGTGGAGTTGTGGGTGGTGCTTGAGCCTTGGATAGTGTTGATAGGTGAGGAGCTTGTGGGTGCTGTTAAGGCTCTGTATGATGCGTTCGCTGAGGATGGTCTTAAGGGTGTGCTGGATCTCGTTCTGAATGCTGCTAAGCCTATTACTGATTGGATGGAGCGTAATCAGCCTATTATGGCTGGTATAGCTACGGTGATCATAGCTGTGCTCGTTCCTGCTCTATTCGCTAAGGCTGCTGCTCTGTATACGGCTGCTGCTGGCTGGCTGGCTATGGCTGCTGGTGTTATTGCGGCTGCTGCTCCTTTCGCTGCTATCGTGGTGGCTCTGGGGCTTGTGGTGGCTGGTCTTGTTTGGGCTTATCAGAATGTGGGCTGGTTTCGTACTGCTGTTGATGCTATGAAGGATGCTGCTGTGGTGGCGTTTAATTGGTTGAAGGATAACGTGCCTCCTATCCTGAGTGGTATTGTGGACGTTCTCGTAGCTGTTTGGGATGCGTCTAAAGATGCGTTTAACTGGCTGAAGGATAACGTGCCTCCTATATTTGAGGTGATGTTTACTGCTATTACTAAGTTTATTACGTTTACTCTGGATATGATTGCTGCAGTCTGGGGCATTTATACGGCTGTGTTTAATGCGCTGGCTGATATTGTGATCTTGTTTACTAATCTTCCTGGTAAGGTTAAGGATGCTGCTGTGGGGGTCTTTGATTCTGTTTCTGGCGCTATGACTACTGCTTATGATTGGGTGGTGGAGAAGATAGATGCTATAGTAACTTTCGTTACTGAGCTGCCTGCTCGTATTGCTACGGCTTCTCTGGGTGCCTTTGACGGTATCTGGAATGCGTTTAAGGGTGTCTTGAGTTCTATACAAGATGCGTGGAATGCTATAGACCCTACTATTAACCTTAGTATACCTGGTTGGGTTCCTCTTGTTGGTGGTAAGCGGTGGGACTCTGGGGATATAATTCCCGATATTAGCATTCCTGGTCTGCAGTCTGGTGGTACTCTTACGAGGTCTGGTACTGTGATGGTGGGTGAGGCTGGTCCTGAGTTCTTGAATCTTCCTGCTGGTGCTGAGGTGCGTCCTTTGGAGCGTGGTGATGGTTCTGGGGCTGAGATTGTTGTGAATGTGCAGACTGACGCTGATCCGTTTGAGATAGGTCAGGAGTTAGCGTGGGCTTACTTAACTGGAAGCTATTAAGGGGTTATTATGGCTGTTTCTGAGGATTGGCAGATAGATTACGCTGGGCTTACTGTGGGTGGGGCTTCTGATTTCGGTCTGGTGGCTGTTACTGGTATGCTGGATCTTCCTAGTGTGAGGAAGTCTGATAATGTGCTGCTGAGGCGGCATGGTAAGCAGGCTGGTGGTGATTTCCTGGGTGAGCGTACTATTACGCTGGAGCTGGACATTTATGGGGCTTCTACGGCTGCTATGCAGTCTCGGGTTGATGAGTTTGCTGCTGCTTTCACTACTGGTGATGAGCAGGCGCTAACTTTTCAGCTTCCTGGTGCTGCTGGTGGCGGTGTGGGTCGTGTTATGGCTCGTGTTCGTAAGCGTAAGGTGCAGCAGGGGCTAAACCTTGTGAACGGGCTTACGAGGGCGACTGTGCAGCTCGTGGCTACTGATCCTCGTATATATACGGATCTTCAGCAGTCGGCTGTTACGGGGCTTCCTGTTACGTCTGGTGGTGTGACTTTCAATGCTACATTTAATGCCACTTTTGGTACTACGGGTACTTCTGGTTCTATTTTGACTCCTAATAATGGTTCTTTTTCTGCTCCTGTTTCGCTTAAGATTGTTGGTCCTGTTACTGATCCTTCTGTAGAGAATCTTAGTACGGGTGAGATTTTGAGCTTTACGGGTACTATTTCTGCTGGTACTTACTACATCGTTAATACTGCTGATCGTACGGTGCTGCTTAATGGTACTGCTTCTCGTTATAGTGAGCTGGATGCTGCTTCTACGTGGCTGCAGCTCCGTCCTGGTGTGAACGATCTACAATTTAGAGCTGATGCGTTTCATGCTGATGCTTCCCTTACTGCTACGTGGCGCTCAGCGTTCATTTAGAGGAGATTTATTATGGCTGTTACTAATCCACCTGTGTTCATTCAAGGCGGCTCTCATCCTGCTGAGGATGTTCGTCGTATGTTCGCTGCTCTCACTAAAGATGATGAGGGCGTGGTCGCTGCTTCTGATATGGCTGTGGCTGAGAAGGGTACTCCTGATATGTCTGTGGACATTTCTGCTGGGCGTGCTTGGATTAAGGGTACTGAGTCAACTTTTCAGGGTACTTACTTTGTGGAGTCTCGGGCTGCTGAGAATGTGGCGGTGACTGCTGCTGATGCTACTAATCCTCGTATTGACCTTGTGGTAGCTAAGGTTGAGGATTCTGTGGAGTCTGGTGCTGTGGATGCGTGGTCTTTGGTGGTGGTGGCGGGTACTCCTGCTGGTTCTCCTGTGGCTCCCGCTCAGCCTGCTTCTAGTTTGCTGTTGGCTACTGTGGCTGTGGCTGCTTTGGCGTCTTCGATTGTTGATGCTAATATAACTCAGTCTACTTCTACTTTGGGTACTGGTACGGTTACTCTGGCTGGTGACCTTTCTGGGTCTGGGGTTATTGACGCTGCTACGGGTGATGTTACGGTTTCTGGTGTTGTGGCTGACGATTCTCATGCTCATACTGCTTCTACGATTTCTGGTCTGGATGCTTCTGATACTACTACTGGGGCTTTTGGTGCGGCTCGTATACCTGATCTGGATGCTTCTAAGGTGGCTACGGGTACGTTGGCTGATGCTCGTATTCCTTCTATGGCTGCTTCTAAGATCACTTCTGGTGAGTTTAGTACGGCCCGTATTCCTGATCTGTCTGGTGATACGATTACGTCTGGTACTGTGGCTGCTGCTCGTCTTGCTGCTCACTCTGGCGCTTTGATTACGTCTGGTACTGTGGCTGATGCTCGTATAGCTTCTACTATCGCTCGTGACGCTGACGTATATGGTGATAGCGGTGGGGCTACTGGGCGTAAGATTACTGCTTCTACGTCTGTTGCTTCTGGTGGCGCTAATGGTGACATCTGGCTAAAGTACTAACCTTATTCTTTTAGATCCTTTAGGAGCGTTTTTATGACTCTTTATACTCATAGTGGTGGTACGTGGCAGACTGTAGACTCTCCAGATTTTAAGGTTAAGCAGGGTGGCTCGTGGAGTCCTGTAGCTACGGGTTATGTTAAGGTAGCGGGTGTCTGGCAGACGTTCTATCAGCAGTCTGATCCTGTTACGTATACGTTTAATCCTGTGTCTATGCGTGGGTCTACTGGGTTTAGTTCGTCGTGGGTTACTAGTGGGTTTAAGGTAGGTTCGTGGGGTTTCGGTGATCGTGTGTCCTATCTAGATTTTACTACGGCTGTAGATTCTGCTTCTGGTCTTACGTTGGCTGGTGCTTTGGCTGTTCGTCCTGTTCCGTCTGCTGGTTCGCTGGCTACGTATCGTGACGTTAGCGGGTATGGTACGATTAACTCTGGTACTTGGTATATCTCGTGGAATAATGGCGGGTACGGTTCTGGTACTGGTACTAATGAGGCGGGTGGTCGGGTGTCTGCTAGCTTGGTGGGTGCTAGCTGGGGCGCTCCTGCGTCTACTACGTTTACTGGGCTTGATGGTCTTGCTAATTCTCTGGCGTCTAATACCATGAGCATTACGAATAATCTGACTCCTGTTACGTCTGGTGGTGGGGAGGATCTTACGTATGCTACGCTTAGTAACACTCTTTCTAATCATACTCTCACTGTTACTCTAGATTACGTTTAAGGAGATCCTATGGCAGATTACCGGATACTTTACGCTGATACTGCTACTGGTACGCTGTTGGGTGAGCTTCCTGTAAGTTCGTTCTCTTTCTCTGAGGGGTTGAATGGTGCAGGCTCTTTCTCTGCTTCTATGCCTTTGGTTACTTCTACTGAGGCTACTTTGTCTTTGTCTGTGGGGCGTCCTGAGTTGACTGCTGCTAACTTTCAGCCTGATGGTCGTACTCAGATCTTTGTGGAGCGTGATGGTTCTCTGGTCTGGGGTGGTATGCTCTGGGGCTTTACTGCTGATATGGGTAAGCAGACTGCTAAGATTAGTGCTACGGGGTTCTTGGGCTATTTTATGCGTAGGCTGATTGTGGCTGATGCTACGTATGCTGCTACTGAGCAGACTGCTATAGCGTGGGGTCTAATTAACACGGCTCAGGCTGCTTCTAGTATTGGGGTGGTGGATGGGTCTACTGCTACTGGTACTGTACGTGATCGTGCTTACGAGGGTGTGTATGCTACTCCTGTTGGTGAGGCGTTGCAGAATCTGACTCGTCTTAATGGCGGTTTTGATATGCGTATCAGGTCTTATTGGTCTGGTGGGAGTATTGTGAAGTCTTTTGAGACTTCCTTTCCTCAGTCGGGGCGTACTACTGCTATTGTGTTGGATCTCGCTTCTAATCTTTCTAAGCTCTCTTTGACTGAGAAGGGTACTGAGGTTAATACTTTGGCTTATGCTTCTGGTCAGCCTGGGGTAGCTTTGCAGTCTACTGCTAATGCTACTTTGGAGCTTTCTGTTCCTCGTCTTGAGGCTATTGAGGCTCATACGTCTGTGTCTGAGACTGCTGCGCTGTTGGCTCATTCTGCCCGTTTGTCTCAGCGTGGCTCTACTGCTGTGCGTACTATGCGTGCTGAGGTGGCTCCTGGGTATGCTCCTGGTGTTGGTGGTTTCGTTACTGGTGATGTTGTGGCTGTTCGTGCTGTTGTGGGTTGGCTGGATGTGTCTGGTAATTATCGGGTGTCTGGGTATTCGGTGGGTGTGGATGATGCGGGTACTGAGAAAGTGCAACTTGATTTAGCTACTTCTGGAGCGTTCTAATATGTCTGATCCTACTAATGCTCCTAGTCTTGTTCGTGATATTGGTGATATTTATACTCGTATAGTGGCTGTTGAGCGTGCTTTGTCTGTGCCTTCTGGTGCTGGCGGTGGTATGTCTGATGCTGAGGTTAAGGTCGCGTATGAGGCTAATGCTGATACTAATGAGTTTGATGATGCGGAGCAGTCTAAGCTAGCTGGTGTTGAGGCTTTGGCTGATGTTACTGATGCTGTTAATGTGGCGGCTGCTGGTGCGATCATGGAGGGTTACGCTATTCTTGGTCCTGATGGTTCTGCTGCTGCTCCTGCTTATGCGTTTGCTGCTGATGTAAATACGGGCATGTACTCGCCATCATGGGATAATCATCTAGCGTTCTCAACGTCTGGGGTGCTAGCCCTACTTCTTGACGATGTGCAAGCTCTTCGGGCAGTGAATGGCACAGCACTTCGACCGTCGTACTCACTTTTCAGTGACCCCAACTCGGGAATGTATTCGTTTGGTGCAGACAGGGTAGGCATATCTGCCGGTGGCACTTGGCGGCTTGTAGTTGACGCTGGTGGTATTATTGCTAACGGCTCCATTGAAGGGGCTTATGGTTCTGCTGCTGCCCCTACTCACAGCTTCAATGGTGACAACAATACGGGCATGTATAGGAATGGGACTGACTCGCTTGGTTTCTCGACGGGGGGCACACAGCGGCTCGATATAGATAGTGGTGGGATCAAAGGCAAGTTGGCGTTCCAAGCGCCGTTGGGTTCGGCGGGAGCGCCGTCGCACTCTTTTGATGGCGACACGAATACCGGCATGTATCGGCATGCCTCCGACATAATCGGGTTCTCAACCGCAGGCTCATTCAGGGCCTACATAAGCTCATCTTTATTCTACCTCTACCCAAGAATACTCCAAGACTCATCTGACGCTGACGCTATAAA